AAAAAATGAAAACCAACAGACAACGAAAGGAATGCTAAAAAAATGAAATTTAAAAATCCATATTTTAATGAAGTTGAAAAAATAGAAATGATTCAAAGATGGATCTTACTTCATAGCTACTTATATTATGAACTTGATAATAGCATAACATCAGATGTAAATTACAATGCTAATGCACAACAACTTATTTACTTAAAAAATAAATATCCAGAAGAATTTAAAGAAACAAGATATTATCAATATTTTTATGATTTTGAATCAAGCACAGGATTTGATTTAATTGCAAGAATAAAAGATAAGAATGATAAAGTGTTAATAAATGCTTTAAAATTGGATGCAAACATTTTAATGAATTTAAAAGAGAAAGAAAATGAATAAAATTTGATGTTGACTATTTACATTTTAGTTAAAATATGTTAGAATAAAAATATAAATAAAAATAAATTAAGAGAGGAAAAATAAATACACAAATTACTTAATGTGTATTTGACTTTATTTTTGGCTGGCTACATTTTGTCCTCCAATTACTGAAAACGAATCCGATTACTCCTTTATGATATATGATTGCGAATGTATGAACGACAACTTAACAATCCTTTCAAAAATGTAGCCAGCAAATTTAGGGATATTGCCAAGTGGTAAGGCAATGGAATTTGACTCCATGATTCACAGGTTCGAATCCTGTTATCCCTGCCAATTTAAAAGTATGAATTGGTAATAAAATATGCTACATTCTAAAAAATATTAGCTTATTTAATTGTGACAAAGTTCTTCTATTTTATCAATTCATACTTTTTAATAAGGGCCATTAGCTCAATGGTAAGAGCAGCCGGCTCATAACCGGTTGGTTATAGGTTCAAATCCTATATGGCCCACCAATTAAGAAAATGTTAAATATTTAAATTTTAAAAAGGAGAAAAAACTTTAAATAAAAAATGGGGAAAAGAAATGGAAAATTTTATAGCAAAAATGAAAAAGAAGTAATGAAAAGTTATGGTTTAGATTCTACACCAATGTCAGGAGCTGGGTGGCTAATTAAAGAGGATGGGCAAAATGAACATATAATTGCTCAGTTAAAATCAACAGATTCAAATAGCTATAGAATAAGTTTAGATGATATTGATAAGCTTGAATATCATGCATTGGTTGAAAACAAAATACCATTATTCATTATAGAATTTTTACAAAGAAATGAAAGATATTTTGTTATAAGACCTGAAGATTTAATGAAATTAAGTAAATATTTAAAAATAGGAGAATATAAAGAAACAAATATATTAAATGAATTAAATGTAAATGAAGAAAATATTGAAAATGATAAAATAAAAAAAATAACAAGTTCTAAAAAAGCTACAAAAAAGTTTTATGAAGAGCTTGAAAATGAAAGGAAAAGAAAAAATGAAAAGTTTAGCGGCAGAAGATATGCTAATAAGAAATGATTTAAAAAATTATATTGATAAAAGTAAAGTAAATTTAAAAAGAAAATTAATAATAGGAAACAAATATGCAATAAAAACAAAAGAACCAAATAAGATGTCAATATATACAAATGATAATAAATTTTTAGGATTTATAGGAATAAATAATTGTATGCTTTTGTTTGAAACAAAAGTAGGATATAATATTACTTTATCAATAAAAGATATATGTTTAAATGTATCATGTATAAAAAATGAAAATGGAGAAATAATAAAATGAAAAAAGTAAAAGTGTTATTAGAAGTACAATATGATGGTCATTCAGTAAAAAGAAATACATCTATTGATTTAAAATTTAAAGCACCATATTCAGAGCTTGTGAATTGTTTAAATTTGCTACAACTTTTAAATTGTAATGTAAGATTGATAGCTAAAGTAAACAATAAAAACAAATATGAGATAGGTACTTTCTATTTAAATAATTTGTCAATAGATAGAGATGGTGAATCAAATATAAAGTTTAACTCAGAAATTGATTATGTTGAATTGAATAATATTAATTTATTGACAGAAAAAGAAACAATAATAAAACTTTTATGTACAGGTGAAGTACAAGAAGAAGACGATGAAGAATAAAAAAATAAATTAAATATTGAAAAGAGGTAAAATAATTGAAAGAAGGAATATCTTATATAACTTTAAAAAATATTTCAAAAATAATAAAAAGTACAGAAGAAGAGATAAAAGAAATTTTTGATAATTCTTCTTTAATTGAACCAATTAATTCTGACTTGGTTTTGTCAAAGAGAAATATGGCATATAATAAAATAAAAGCTGAAATTAAAAATTTTAAAAAAGAAATAAAAAAGAAAAAAACAGAGGAGGAATGAAATGGAAAACGGGTTTAAAATTATATCAACATGTAATATTACACAAAATAAACAACTTGTAATATCAAAGAATAAAAATGATGAAATAGTGGTTGCAAAAAGATTTACAGTATTTGATGAAGGGTTTGAAAAATTTATTTATGAAAAAGGTGCTACAATTTTAAACATAGATGAATTTAAAAAGCTTATTGATAATGTAAAAGAATATTTTTTATATGAAGAAAAATAAAGAAAACTATTTACAAAAGCATTTATATGTGTTACTATTAATATAGAAAATAATAAAAATCTAAAAAACCTTTAAATAAAATAAAGGTTAGAAAATGAAAAAGAAAAGAGGTATAAAAATGGCTAAGAATTGGACAGTAAGTGAAGTAATAAATGAAATTATGAGTGGAAACAAGAATGAAGTTTTCACAGATGCAGGTAAAAGATTCCCTAATGCAGTTGCATTAATTAATGGAGTAATTTGTGGACTTTCTAATGAAGATGCAAAGGAAGCATTTAAGGAATTAATGGGTGCAATGCCAGATTGGGCTACGGCAAGAAAGATTGAAGGTGCTTTTAAGGCAAAGGCTTCTGATGATGATTCTGATGAAGATGAAGAAGAGGAAAAGAAAACCACAAAGAAAGCAAGAAAGGCACCTGCAAAGAAAACTAAGAAGGCTTCTGATGACGACGATGACGACGATGATGAAGAAGAGGAAGACGATTCTGACGAAGATGAGGATGATGAAGAAGAGGAAGTAAAGAAGCCTGCAAGAAAGTCTAAGAAAGCATCTGCAAAAAAGACTACAAAAAAGTCTAAGAAGGTTGAGGAAGACGACGAAGATGATGACGATGATTGGGACATCTAATCAATAGAATATAAAATGTAACCTAAAATCTCTTAAATCCCTATTTAGCCTATTTGTTGAAAACTTAATAAGTGCAACAAATAGGCTTTTATTGATATTAAAGGTTTTCAAAATGAAAATAATAGAGGTACAATATTTTAGTGAAAATGAAATAAAAGAAATGTTGTTATATAACAACTCAGCTTTAATGAAGTCATTGTTATTATTGTATGAATGCCAAACTGAAGAAGAAAAGAAGATAGGTGAATCATTCAATAAAAACAATGCTGGGTTTAACAAATATGATTCAAGTATTTTAACAAAATATTCAAAAGAATTAAAGGATAAAGGAGGTTTGTACAAATATCAAATAAAAGAGTTAAGAAAAAGAATATTAAAATATAATAAACAAATTACAAAAATAATAAATAATAAAAAGGCAAAAGAAGAAGGTGTACAATTAAAATGGGAAATATAATGAAAGATGTAAATATTGATGAAGTACCATTATTAGATTGTAGGTACAAAGAAAATAGTAAAATACTTATTAAATTATTCAATGATATGAAACCTGTAAAAAACAAAAATTTATCATATCAAAATGACTTTAAAAATGATCTTGATAATATTGAAGAATTAATGAATATGATATGTAAGAAGAAGAAAAAAGAAATATCAGCAATATCATATTTTAAAAATAAACAATATTGTATGGTGTATGATAAAAGTTTTAAATCAAAATTAATATTAGCAACAATATATTCTCATAAGTTAAATGAATTATTCTTAAAAGTATGTGTATATTGTTATTATAAATAGAAAAAAGGTGTGTAAAGAAATGAAAAAAGAAATAAAATTAGATATATATACAGACGGTGCATGTTCAGGAAATCCTGGAAAAGGTGGTTGGTCTTTTGTGGTTACAAATGGCACAGAAAAGTTAAAATCTTTTAGTGGTGGTGAACTATCAACGACCAATAATAGAATGGAACTTACTGCAATAGTTGAAGCATTAAAATATATTGAAAAAATAAAAGAAAAAAATGAAAAACAAAAACTATATGTAAGAATATTTTCAGATTCTTCATATTGTGTAAATGCATTAAATCAAAGATGGATAAAGAAATGGCTAAATAATAATTGGACAACAAGCAAAGGTACTCCTGTGTTAAATAAAGATTTGTGGCTTGAAATAAATAAATTTGATAAATTGATAGATTTTCAATTGATAAAAGTAAAAGGGCATTCAGGCAACATATATAATGAAGAATGTGATAAACTTGCAAAGGAAGCCATACCAAATTAATAAAAAGAAGGAGTGCCTAATATGTTTGCTCTTGTTAAATTTTATGAAAAAGATTTTGTAAATGAATATGGTGATTTAAAAAAAGCATATTTAAATTCATGTAAATGGGTATCATCAAAAGTAATGTCAAAAAATATTGATAAAGTTGTATGGAAAACAATTAAATCTTCAGAAACAACCATAACTTTACAATTATTTTTTACATTGGATGTAAATGATGAAAAAAGGGAGCATTGTAAAGCATGTAAAGAGTTTCATAAATCATTCTTTATAAATGAGGAATATAATTGCAATTCATGCAAATTAAATGCTTTTTTCAATAGAATGAAAAGTAAAGAAAATGTAAGTAAAGGATACTTTAAAGAAAAAATAAAGAAAGAATAAAGGGAGGGAAAGTTTTGCCACCTAAAATGAAAAAGGTGTCTCAATACACGGAGGAAGAGCTTTTAAATTTTTCAAGAGAAGAAATGATAGATGGAATGACAGATAGAGAAGTAGCCTTTAGTGAATATTATATAAATGATTTTAATATTAAAATGGCTGCAATAAAAGCCGGCTACAAAACAATGTCAAATAAAACAATATCAAAGCTTGTAAGAAATAAACAATGTGTTATTGATTATATTGCTTGGTTAAAAGTAAGATTATATCATAAAGCAGCAATAAGTGCAGAAGATATATTAAACGGATATGCAAAAATGGCATTTTATGATATAACTGATTATATTGAAAAAAGAGGAAATAAAATAGTTTTAAAGGACTTTGATAAAATAGATGGTCAAATAATACAAGAGATAACACAAAATGCTTCAGGTGGTATAACAATTAAGTTCCCTGATAGATTAAAAGCTTATGATAAGTTAGAGAATTATATGGACAATAACCCATATGATTGGAAGAGAAGAATGGAAGAACAAAAGCTCGAGATAATGAAGGAAAGAATTAATATTGAAAAATCAAAAGCAGGTTTAATAAATGAAATTGAGGATGATGGGTTCCTTGACGCATTGGAAAAAGCTGCATCATTGATGAATGAAAATGATATAGAAGAGGGAAATGTTGAAAATAGAGCCTAATTGTATATTAATTTTTGTAATTGATAAAAATGAAAATATATTGCTTTTAAATAGAGAAAATGAACCAGCAAAAGGTACATGGTGTGGTGTCGGTGGGCATATAGAAAAAGATGAAACAAATATATGATTGTGCAAAAAGAGAGCTACATGAAGAAACAGGAATAAAAACAAATAAACTTAAATTATTAGGAAAGTATGATAAAATAAAATCATATATTTTTGTGCTTATCGTAAATGATTTAAAAGAAATATACAAAAAAGACTTAATAAAAACAAAAGAAGGTATTTTATCAATAAAGAAATTAAGATGGACATTAGAAAATAATGAAGGTATAGTTGAAGAAACAAGAAATGCATTAAACTTTGTAATTAATAAGTTAGGAGGAAATAAAGATGAGTAAATTAAATTTAAGTTTAATTGTTGAAAGTGAAAATGAAACAAAAGATATTTTAATGGATATGCTAATGAATTATGATAATTTGCATATTTATAAAGTAAAGAAGCAGGAAAACATTATAAACACAGAAACAAAAGAAATAAAAAAAGGAAGCTATAAAATAAATTTTATTTTTGAAAAAGAAAGTAAAAATGCAGAAATAACATTAGAAGGAAGACCAAAAAACTTATTAAAAGCAAATACTATAGAGAGTGAAAATTAAAAGATATTTAGTAAAAAATCTATTTACAAACATTATATAATGTGTTAAAATATAAATATAAGGAAAAAGGAAAAAAATTAGTTAAAAATTTAGGAGAAAAGAAAATGACAAATTTTGAAAAATATTATGAGGAAATAGTTGAGAAAAAATATAGAGCAGTGAAAAACGGAAAACCTATATCATGTAAAAGCATTGATTGTGCAGAGTGTGAACTTTATGATGAAGGTACAGTATGTGCTTATTCATTGTTAGAATGGCTAACAGAAGAGTACGAAGAGCCGAAGCCGACGCTGGCATAACGTCAAAGGGCGTTATGCGAAGCACTTGAATATGGATATATTGCGAGGGATGAAAATGGAAAATTGTTTTGGCACAGGGAACATCCTATCAAAAGCAATTATACGTGGCATTCATCATCTCCGCGTTATCATATTGAAATTAATACTGTTTTTTCCTGATTTCCCTTTATTATATGGGAAGACGAAGAACCACACAGCGTAAAGGAAATGCTGAAGTGGGAGGTGGAAGAATAATGGGTGAATATATTAAAAGGCAGGATGCTATTGATGCTGTTTTGCATAAAAGCTATCCGAGAGAAATTGAAAGTGCATTGAAAAATATTCCTGCAATTAATGTCATACAAAAATATGCCAGAAATGTGAATGTCAATTAAATTATTTTTGAATGACGGATCATATAACTATTGTCCTAACTGTGGAAAAATAATGAAGTAGGAAAATAAAATAAGAAAAAATATAAATGTAGAAAGGTAAAGAAAATGAAAAAATTTTTAGAAATAATTACAGGTGGTATTGTAGGTATATCAATTATGTTCTTATTGTATATAGCACCAACATTATGAAGAGAATAAATAGTGGAAAATTGTCGATAGTTTATATTGATGGTGAAAAAATAAAAAGATTGCTAATTGATTCACATGAATTTAAAACAAGAAAAGAAATTGTAAAATATTTGGAACAAAAATGGGAAATAAAAATAAATAAAGAAAACTTAAAAATAAAACCATTTAGAATATTGGAGGACTAAAGAAAATGGAAGATAAAAGCAATTATGAAAAAAGTGTTGAAAAAATATTTGAAGTAATAAGTAAAACAATAAAAGAAAAGCATAGTGAATATGCAACAAATGATGATTATCATAATTTTAGATCATCCTCTATTTTATTAAATGAAACAATACCAGAAGCAATAGCAGGAATGATGGTAAAGCATACAATATCAATATATGATATGATATGTGAATATGCTGAAGGTGCAAATTTTGAATTTGAAAAATGGGAAGAAAAAATAAAAGATAATATTATATATTTAATTAATTTATATTGTTATTTGGATGAAACAGAAAATGTTTAATAATATTGAAAAATATAAGGATGAAATAAAGGAGATTTTAAATAAGAACAGAAATTTTGCTTTAATAAATGGTGAAATTAAAGATTGCATGCAAGTAGCATGTTTAAGATGTAGCTTTTTGTCAGATAGATGTGATTTGAAAAAATTAAATTGGTTATTAGAAGAAGATATAAAAGAAAGTGATGATATTAGTGTCTATTAAATTTTGTCAATAAAAGGAGAAAAATAAAATGAATACAAATTTTAAAACAATAATGAAAGAAAAATCAAGAATGTGCAAAATGTATGAAACATGTCAAGAATGTTTTTTAAATGAAAATATGGATAAATATAATTTTCAAGATTGTAATGAATATATGATATCTGATCCGGGATTGTTTTTAAATGATATGAATAAATGGATGGATGAAAATCCAAGAAAAACAAATAGTGATTTGTTTAACTATAAATTTAAAAATACTCCATGGTCAATAAAAAATGAAGATGGATTTATTAGATGCGGATATAAAACAGATTGTAAAGAATTAATTCCATGTAACGACTGCCCTTGGTGGTTTGAACCAAAGGATGCTGAATGGGATGAAAGAAAATATGAAAAGATAGCGGATGAAAAAGATAATACAGAAGAAGTTGTGGAAGCATCTAATGAATTAAATGATATTGATAATATAGAAACACAAAATGAAAGTAATGAAATAACAGAGGATGATACTGAAGATATTGTTGAAATAAAAGATGAAGATAATGAAT